GATGCTCTCTATGAGCTAGAACTAGAGCGATACAATGAAGAAGCTGAACTATTCCTAAGAGATGTGCGTATCGAACTCCACGAGTTTAACACGCATACCGACTCTCTAAATAAGCGTTCTAGCTAAAATCTAGCAATTTAGCTCTGCTCTAAGGGAGTATCCTTCCTTTAGGGAGTTATTCCTATCCTATAATATATTCTTTAAAGATATCCTTTAAGGAGTTAATTAAGAGATTATCAACCAATAGACTATACTTAAGAGAAGTTCTTGAGAGAGTCCTACCAATAATACATGAGAGAACATATGGCATATAATCCTAAGTCTCTAGCTAATCTTAAAATTATTACTCCTGAGATAGCAAGAGAGAATCAAAGAAAGTCAGTAGAAGCTAAGAGAATCAATAAAGAGATGAGAGAGAAGTTTAAACTTCAAGCTAAGAATATGCAAGAAGTTATTAATGAGCTTCCTCAATTAGATGCTTTAGGTATTCTTAATCTAGGTATGATTAAGGCACTTGAAGATGATGATTTCCTATTAGCTGCTCAGTTAGCTGAGAAGATAGCTGAATATCAGAAACCTAAGCTACAGAGAATAGACCAGACTAATATCAACAGAACTTATTCTGAGCTATCCGATGAAGAATTAGAAGCAGAGCTTAATAAGCATAATATGTCTTCCTTAGTAGATGATACTGAGAAGAAGATAGATACAATCAAAGAAACCATTAATAAATCCATAGCAGAAGATTTCTAAGGAGTCATATAATGAGAACCACCAACAAACTTATCAACACACTAATCAATTATATAACCTGTTCACATAGTTACTCTACCAAGAGTGCTTTGTGGAGAAGATATCCTGATAAAGTAGTTTTAGTACCTACAGATAGAAGTCTACCTAAGATTACCTATCATGTAGGTGATAAACACTTTTATGAACACATGAATCGTATTAATCGATTCGGTAAACAGATTCACTGTAAAAAGTGAGTAACAAGAAGACTAATCAATAATGGTTAGTCTTTTTATTTTTTAATAGTCTTAAACCAAACTTAAAGGAAACATACCATGACAACTAAGTCAACTAAAGCAGTAGAAATCACAGAAGCTAAACAGAATGTTATCATCAAAGATGTAGAACTTCGTTGGGCTAAACTAAATAACGCTGTATCACCTTTCGGTACATTACAGTGGGAATTACAAGTAGTAGCTGATAAATCTAGAACTAAGGAACTAGAGCAATTCGGTAAAGTTAAGGCTACAACTGATGGTAAAGTATCAGTTAACCTTAAGAAGAAAGCACTTAAAGCTGATGGTTCTCCTGCAGAACCTGTACGCTTAGTAGATGCTAAGAAAGAAACTATCCAAGACCGTAGTATCGTAGGTAACGGTTCTAAAGGTAATGTGATGGTATTCCTTCGCCCTTATGAAATGATGGGTAAGAAAGGTATCTCAGTAATGCTTGTTGCTGTTCAAGTTACAGAACTACAAGAATACCGAGCTACTTCAGGTGTAGATTTCGATATGTTAGATTCTGATTCAGAGCCTAACACTACTACTTCTACTGTAACTGAAGAATCACCGTTCTAATCGTTGTTTAACCAAGAGAATCTCTGAAAAGAGGTTCTCTTTTTATTTTCCCTATCATGAATATAAATGAGCTATCAACAAAAGAACTTAAAGTCTTACTCAAGCAATTCTCTGTAGTAAGCATTAGCCTAAGAGAAATTATTCTTAGACAACAGATTCAAGATGAAATTCTTAAAAGGAGTCTTAAATGAATAAAGAACAAAAAGAGTTAGTCGATTCAATGCACTGCGGTTTATTCGCTACTCCAGTAAGTATTGCAGCTGCTTATCAACAAGCAGATGACTTTATTAAAACCCAAGATGATTCTGCTTATATATGGGTTATTATCTACGGTATTCTTAATGCTTACCACGAAGAATTTGAAAGGTTAAATCATGAGCTATGAATCTTGGGCAGAGGAATTCTATCCTGTACCTGCTAATGATGTAGATGAAAAAGATGCTGTGGCACATTCTCTAAAGAAATGGGAAGGTCTTATGCCAGCTAACAGAGAAAAACATAATGTTGTTTTTGCAGATACTGGAGCAAGAATAAGATTAAAAGAACCTGATGGTAGTGACTTCGATAGTCTAGTCATCGATGGTAGTTCTTGCAGTCTCTGTGTAGTATACGACAGTGATTGCTCTGAGTGTCCTCTTGCTAATGTTCGTGGTGGATATCCTTGTGACCACTGTATCTACCAAAGTGATATAGAAGATGAAGCAGAATCTCCTTGGCATGCTTTCCTTAAAAAGAAAGACCCAACAAGAATGATTTACTGGTTAGAAAAAGCAAAGGAATTATCATGACTAAAATCAATATGAAAGAGTGGAGAATCTATGAAGTAAATAGACCACTTGATGGTAAAGACCAACCAGCCATGCTAGGCTTACCACCTATCATCACTGAACATTTCCTTGTAGGAGTTACTGATTACGGTGCTATCGTTAAGTCTGCTCCTGTTCGTCATGTAGATTATTCTAACGAACAAAGAATACTTGAAGATTCTCATAGTCGTAAATATGATATCACTGAAGTAGCTGATATTAACAGATACAGCTATGCACCTGAATTAGTCCTTAAACAATATCCCGATGCGGATGATATAACAACGGAGTTCATATGAGTGTATATGTAGTCTATGATAAACTGCTAAGAGCTTACTATGTCTATGATTCAGATAGCAAAGAAATTCTTGCAGGTTCTGATGATAAAGTCATGTATGATAACCTAAATGATTTGCCTGAAGAATTCTTCGGAAGAGTCCATAGTTATACATATGAAGAACTAGATTTCTCTCAAGTAAAGGATAAACAAAATGCCTAAATATGATGTAACATTTGCAGAACAACAACATTGGTCTTACACATATACCGTTGAAGGTAATGATGAAGCTGATGCTACAGCTAAAGCATTAGCTAAATGGCAAGATGGTGAACAGTCTGATAGTAACTATCTTGAACAAGCCTATTCAACTTCTATACCTGAGTTCGTAGAAAAACTAGAGGATTAATATGATAGAACTATTTGTATTAATAACCATCGGTCATAACCCAACTGTATTCGGTGTATATGACAACCAAGAGCAAGCAGTCAATATGTATAAAGAATGGAGAGATAAGCTTGATGGTCTGATTATCTCTCGCAGATATCTTAACAAGGAGTTTTAATGAACACATATGTATTTATTGTAACTACAGATGAACAAGCAATTGTCACTGCAAAAGATTATGACGAAGCCTATGAGAAAGTATGGAATGGCGACTGGGATTCATCTGAAGTATTCAATACTGAATATATTCTTGATGATATAACTTCATATGGAGAAGAAGATGGCAGTTAATGTAACTAGGTTTAACAGAGGTAGTGGTGGTGTATACATTATTCTAGGAGATAACTTCGATGAAGTCTCTGAGAAAGCCACCGAGTTAAAGAATGAATTAGACCCATGGAGTAGTCCATGTGTTGATTTCATCACAAGAACAGCTCCATATCGAGCTGAAGTTAAATATTATACTTTAGATTAAGGAAATTAAAATGACTTATATTACAGTTGATGTAGAATTAGAAGAGATTTTACCTGAGTTTGACAGCGATGATATTTTAAAGTATGTTTACTATAACATTGATGTTGAAGAAGTATTAAATCAATTTGACTATGATGATATACGCAAGTTCTTATATCAGGAAGTGCAAGATATCGTAATTGAAGATACGGATACACTAAAAGATTTACTTGACCCGACATGTGACCCTTATTTACTCAAGGATTTCATTCAGGGAATTTTTAAATCACAACGAGGTGAAGATGGAACTGTACAATTTAAAGCGTAACGATATGTTTAAATTAGTAGACGATAACGTAAAAGTACCTGTCTGCTCTCCTGAGCCTGATTACGACAAAGTATATCAGTTTAAACATGTTGATGGTATGTACTCGTATTGTAAAGATGGTGATGATGTTGTTCATTTTGCAGCATGGACAGAAGTGGAGATTATTAATGAAGAAAATAGTTAAAGTCGATTTATATATTCGCTGGGATGATGGTCTTGAAGAAGAAGTATCTACAAGACTTCCTGAGGGAATCAACTCAGACTTAGAAAATTACTTTGATTCTCTTGAAGAAGAAAGGAATGAAGATGAAGGATTTTGATGCTGTAGGTATTGCTGAAGGATTCATTGAAGCTGAATCTGAAGAACAAGTTATTCAAGCATGGCAACATCTTATTGATACTAGACTTGCATGGTCTCTGCAAGGATGGTTCGGTAGAGCTGCTGATACGCTTATTCAAGAGGGTATTTGTCATGGCTGATATTACTATGTGCAGAGATAACGAGTGTAAAGATAAAGTAACTTGTTATCGTTATAATGCTCCCGCAAATAAACACTATCAATCATACTTTATAAATAGTCCTCGTGAGGAATATACATGCGAGTATTACTGGGATTACGAAGAAGGTGCTTTGAAATCTGCAATCAATAAGACAAAGTAACTGCAGTCCAGCTCTAAGGGAATCCAAAATGAAAGTAAGATATTATCTTAGGGATAAGTTAACACAAGAGCTATCACAGCCATTTGCTGTATTAGAATGTGCTATGATATTCAAAACGCAATATCAAGAAATCTATGAAGTAATAACAAAGGAAGACAATAATGATGAACGAGTCTTATAAAGAGTTTTATGAGGACATCATTGAGATTGCTCTCTATGGTGGTATTGATTACTGGACATTAACTTATAATCCAGATACAAGAGAAATATTCTACGAGAATCCTGAAGTTGATAAGTATTCAAGCTTTACTTTAGATGTAGAGTTAGTTAAGAAAGGTCTTGAAAAAATTCTTGAAGATGATTTTCAAATTAACAGAGAGTATAGGAACATGATTATGACTGCTATCTATGATACAGATGCAGGTCAAATCGATGCAGTATGTGCAGATATTATTGTACAAGCTGGATTGTTTGGTGAATTAATTTACGGTTAAGGAGAGCCTATGATTGCTGTATTATGTATTTTAGTACTATATATTTGCTGGATTCGTCTAGCTTTTTCTAAAGGATAACCATGTATAAGCACAAACAGTATGTATACTTAGCAGGTAGTATGGAAGGTCTTACTCAAGAAGAAATGTCTATATGGAGAGACTATGCAACACGACAGTTATTCTTAAGAGACATTGACACTTTAGATCCTACAAGAAGAGTTACTTACCATAACCAAGAGAAGAATGATTACACAGCTAATCGTGTAGTTAAACATGACCTACAGGATATTGCTTATAGCTCTGTTGTGTTGGTTGACTTAAGAGATTCTACTCCAGGTCGTAAATGGGGAACAGTATGTGAGATGGCTCATGCACATACCAAGAATAAGATTATCATTGTTGTTACAGACAGAGGTCAATTCAGACATCCGTTTGTAGAGTTCTATGCTACGGAGATATATCATGATTTGGACGATGCAATCCACGCTGTCGCAACATACTTCGAATAAGCCTATGCAGGTCTTATTACAGGAGTTAGGCTTTAAATGTATTGAAGATGTGTATTACAAGGATGGTCTGAAGTTATGGACTGTTGGTGATGGTGTTTGGAAAATTGAAAAGGAAAATGACAATGCCTAATTGGTGTGCTAACGGTTTGCAAATTATTGCTACTGATGATGAGCAAAAAGAGAAGTTAAAAGAACTATCAGAACATATTAAGAATGATGGTGGATTATGTTCTTTCTTTCATCCTTGTCCTCAAGACTTGTTAGATACAGTAGCAGGTTATATGAGTGGAGAAGAAGGAGAGAAGCTTAAGCTACAAGAAGAAGCTAATCTAGAAAAGCATGGATCAAAGAACTGGTATGACTGGCAAATAAGTAATTGGGGTACTAAATGGGATCCTAGTGTAATGAATGATAGCTTTACCTATGACGATGATTGCTTTGAATGCTTCTTTGATTCAGCTTGGAATCCTCCTATTGAATTCTACAATAAACTAGTTGAAGAAGGCTACAAAGTAACAGCTACATATAATGAGGGTGGTTGTGACTACATTGGTTGGTATGATGATGGCGATGATAATTGTCTTAGTTGGAGTGAAATTAGAGATGAATACGAAGAACAATTTACACAGCTACAAGACAGCCCTAAGCCTGAAAACGAAGATTCAGATGAACGATGGGAATGGAATAGTATGCTAACTGAGTTCTCTCAAGAAAAATTCTTTGAAGATCAAGGATTATCTGAGCTTACACCTAACGGATGGGGAGGTTGATATGCCTAAATATAAAATCATTACAAGTAATATCAGTGTCTATGAACACATAGTAACAGCTGATAGCGAAGCAGAGGCACTTGAATTAGTTGATAATGGTGACTCTGACATGGACTGGTTGGATGCTCATAGCCAACAAGTAGAATCAATAGAAAGGATTGAAGACTAATGCCTGAATATACTATTCAAAGTAGTGAAACAGTTTATTATGAAAATACTATTGAAGCTAATTCAAGAGAAGAAGCCCAAGAAATATTTCTTAATAGTATTGTACCTGAAGCAGTTGATTACTGCAACTTTCAAATAGATAATATCTGGATTGAGGAAGAATAATGCCGTATATTAATGAAGATGCAAGAGAAGAATTAAACTATAGACCACCTGAAAATGCTGGTGAATTAAACTTTGCTTTAACCCGCATGGTTCAAATGTATTTGTATGGTGACTCTGATAGGGATTACAAGACAAGCTACCAACGATTCAATGATGCGATGGGTGCATTAGAGGGTTGTAAGTTAGAGTTGTATCGTAGGCTCATAGCACCGTATGAGGATGCGAAGATCGAAGAAAACGGTGATGTGTACGAATAACTGAAAGGGAATTAGAATGGAATATATTACAGACATTTATGTCAACAACAACAGAGTAGCTACACATGCTCGCTTACATACAGCACAAGAGGATTACAATCAGTTTTTTGATGACTCCGATTTGTTTGATATGGTTGAGGCACGAGTAGAGCATCATGGAGTTATCACTGTTATCTCTGGTAAAGAACAGTTCGAAGCTTATGTGTTAGGTGCTGAGAGAGCACACGCATGGAAGCCTAAGAGTGATACTGACTTAGATTTCTATGATGAGTATACTCTGAAGCATGGAACTGTTAAAGGTTATGTAGCAAGTAGAAACTTTAATTCTGATAAAGAGTTTTCTATTGCTGATAGTGCTTGGGAAAAACAATGGAATAGACCTAGAGTAGAATTCTCTACAAACGATGCTATCAATCCACCTCACTACAAGGATATCGTTCCAGGATATCAGTACATGGAGATGATGGTACATATGCTTGAAGGACTTGATGGTGTTGAGTCTCATCTTATGGGTCAGGTATATAAATACTTGATGAGATGCGGTAAGAAAGACGAAGAACTACAAGAACTTAAGAAAGCTAAATGGTATCTCGATGCTCTAGTAAAGTATCATGAGGAAGGTAAGGTAATCTAATGAGTAGCTGGTTGATTATTCTAACAGGATTAATCTACCTATACATCGCAGCTGAACAATCATTCCGAGGTAACATGGGTATGGGTATATGTTACTTCGGGTATGCTGTTGGTAATATAGGATTATACCTGATGGCAACTAAATAAGGAGTACTATGATTAAGATAGGAAGCTTTACAGATAAAGTTAATAATAGAGAATTAGTCTTTGACATCTTTAAATGTGTAGTAGATGAGGTCTCTGATGTATATGAGACTTCTTCTGGTAAAGAGATGATTGAAATTAAAATCAATGGTCAAACATTTGTAGGTTCTTATGATGAAGAAGTACATGACTTCCTAACAGCTAATGAAGGCTCTGAGTCTTTTGTTGTTCTTTGGCGTAGTCATAAGGGTGGTTATATGGTAGCATATAACTTTTCTTATTGGAAACAATACCAAGAAGGAGTATTACAATTATCTGATGCACCATTAGTATCACCTGCTCCTACAACAGGGGAAGCTTTTGTTTATATGTGGGTTAACCTAGAGACAGGTAGAAAGTATATAGGCTATCATGTAGGAACAGAGGATGATGGGTACATCGGTAGTGGTGTTCAATTCCTTCAAGAGTTTAATAAGGGTAAAGATGGTTTTACAAGAACAATCTTAGCTAAAGGAACTCCTAAAGAGATGTACAAGCTAGAGACTATGTTACTATTATTGCTTGAAGATCATGAAGGGTATTATAACATAGGGAATAACTTAAAATGACTATTGAATTTGTTAAGTTACCTTGGCTTAAAGGCACACCGTTTTATTGGGGAGTAACGTACTACAATAACGGTAACTCTTATGTTGGTTACAGAATTTTATGCTTAGGAATAAGGATATATAGATGATTAAAGGACTAACAGCTAGGCAGATCATTGAGATGATAGCTAATGAATACTATGAGTTATCTCATGATAAGATTAAGCTTCAGAGAGATGACCATGTAAGATGGTGCAAGCAGTGGCTTGAGTTAAACCCTGTTATTGAAACACCATTAGAACAAATAAGAAGATGGTGGAAAGAAACTTATGAGTAACATCACTTACAGTATTAACTGGATGGGTGTTGTTAATCGACAATGGTATATAAACAATGGTCTTACTCGTAGAGTAACTAAAGTACTAGAAGAAGATAGTGAACTAACAGGAAGAAAGAAGGGTGACTCATATGAATACGATGAAGTCATTGAAGAATATTCTTGTGGTCGTATTGATGTCAGAGGTACTGATAGTAAATACGGAGAAGAAATATCAGTAGATCCTATGAGAACAGAAGACTGGTATACCTTTGGTAATTGGCTAAGCACTGTAAGAACAGATGATGTATGGTCACTCAATGATTTAGTTATGATGTATGAAAGAACTAACCCTAAGATAAGATGGTGGCAATCAAAATGTAATGGGTTTTGTGGTGAGTATGAATGTAAAGAGAATCAAGCTAACTGTAAGAGGATTAAAAGATGATGACTAATTACATGACTAAAGATGAACTATGGGCTAGAGTGTTTGAGCTTACTGTTCGTCTTCAATGGATGGAGAAACATTCACCCATGACTTACCAAGCTATGAAGAATAATTTTAACTTACAAAGAGAAAATGAAGGAAAGGAATTCGTATGATTAAGAATCGTTACACATTTACCTGTGAAAGAATTGATGACGACAACTACAATGAAGAAAGTCATATTGAAGTAAGACATAATGACTTAACTTATTTACCTGATGTTGTTATTGCCTTTGAAGAGTTCTTAAAAGGAACTGGCTTTCATTTGGGTAATAGACATTTAGAACTTATAGGAGAAGAAGATAATGATTAACGAATATGATTTAGATGATATGGATTACCAAGAACTTATTAAACAATACTCTAATGATTATAATACTGATGGTCTTATTTATTATATGGGTCTTGCAGCAGAAGCTGGAGAAGTTCTTAATGATAAGGTTAAATCACTTAAGGATGGTAAGATATTTAGTAAGGATGAAATCGCCAGTGAGTTAGGTGATGTGTTATACTATGTAACTTCTATTGCTAGTATCAATGGTATTAGTCTTAATCACTGTTATGAATCTAATCTGAACAAGATTAAATCGAGAGCAAAGTGATATACAAAGATCCTTATAGTAAACTTACTGTAATGATTAACCAACGTATAGATTGGTTCACTAAGACAGGAAAAATAAATCACTTTATGATTATGATGGCATTACTTTATGAAAGGAATTTGATTGAACAACAATACTTACTTAGAAATAGCGGAACGTATAGCGTTGGAATCAAAAGCAAATAAGCTTAAGGTTGGTTGTGTCTTAGTTAAAGGAGGAAATATTATTTCTTTCTCTTATAATGGTACACCGCCTGGCACTGATAACACTTGTGAAGATGAATATAACCATACTCACCCAGAGGTTATCCATGCTGAATCTATGGCTATTACTAAGGCAGCTAAGGCAGGTATAGCTACCGACAATGCTATTGCATATGTTACTCATCAACCCTGTATTGATTGTGCTAAGTTACTTTACCAAGCTGGTATTAAAGAAGTATGGTTTCGTAATGCTTATAAGAACAATTATGGTACAGAGTTCCTTATAAAACAAGGAGTTACTGTAGGATACATTGCCTACTGGAACAAGGACTCCAGCCCTGCCCTAAAGGAATCCTCAATATGGAAGTCTTAATAGTTGCACTAATCGCAGCGGCAATATACATTACTTACCTACTAAACCAAATAGATAAACATAAAGTTCAACTCATAGTATCGCATCATATGATAAGAGCTATGGCTAAAGACTTGGAAGACTTAGGTCATCCTACTATTGTGATAGGAAAAGTAAATGACAAAGCAAGCCATTGATAAATGGACTGACAACACAACTAAACTTAAAATATCTGTGCATACTCTTGCTGATATGGAAGAGGATATTAAGTTATACTTCAGGTTAATTCTAGAAGACTACTGTAAACGTCATGGTGTTACTAACAAGTATCCCAAGGCTAGAATAAATATTTCTTTTGTTGTTACACCTACAAGAGTTCAAATCGATTCTTGTTCTTGGTCTGATGAAGAAGAACTAATGCAGATACAATTCTGGGATGTGCTTGCTTCTACTCATACACAAGAGGTATATACTCAAACAAAGTTCTTTGAGATTATTGCTCATGAATTTACTCATGCTTCTCAGTTCCTTACTGAAAGAAAATTACCTTCAACAAAAGGTTTTAGTGGTAAGAACTCAGGACTATATGTAACATCATATAACAATGCACCTAACAATGATGAATACATGTTTGCTCCTCATGAAGTAGAAGCTCGTGTTATGGAGATGCACTACTACACTAAGTTTGGTTACTTATTTGATACGATTGACCAACATGAAATCGCTCTACAAACAAATAGTTAATGGTCATGGGACAGCAGTAGGAATGTTTGAGTTTCACTCAGATGATTCTACTTACTGGCTTATGGAAGGAAAGAAAAGAACTCTTGAACCCTACGGTCAGCTAGATAAAGCAGGTATTGAAGACTTGTTTACTAAGCTTAAGGACTGGGCGGGATATACTAAGGAAAAACCTAAATGAAACTCGTATTCGATATTGAGGCAGACGGCTTACAGCCTAATGTCTCTAAGGTATGGTGTCTGGTTGCTATTAACCCTGATACTAATCAACAATTTATTTTCTCGGACTATGATCCTGACTACCCCTCTCTAGAAGAGGGTTTAAAATTCCTCAGCACAGCTAGGGTATTAGCAGGTCATAACATATGTGGATATGACTTACCTGTTCTCAAACAATTATTTAATTGGGAACCACCTCAGGCTACTAAATGCTGGGATACATGGGTAATGTCACAAACAATTCAATACAAACGTAAGCACAAGCACGGTCTTGGAGGATGGGGTTCAGTACTTAACTATCCTAAGATGGAGTTTAATGACTTCTCTCAGTATACTAAAGAGATGTTAACATATTGTATTCGTGACGTAGAATTAAACGTTATGGTCTACAATAAACTTAAGGAAGATGCTCTCAAATTAAGCAAAGTTAATCCTATGTTTCTTAAAGGCTTAGAGGTCGAGATGGAATTCTCTCGTATCGAAGCTGATATGCGTAATAAAGGTTGGGTATTTAATCTAGAAAAAGCTTATCAAGTTAAGGAAGAGATTGCTAGTCGTATGACTCACATTGAACAAACAATGGAGCCTAAGATTGGTATGAGAACACTTAAGCTAGACAAGGCTGAGGAATTTAAATCTCCTAAGTGGAGAAAGGATGGTTGTTATGCAGTACAGACTGCTAAATACTTTAATATTGAAGTGGAACGAGGTAAGGAAGATAGACCTATTGATGGTGATTACTGTCGCATCGAGTTCGCTCAAGCATCTCTTGGTTCACTAGAAATTGTTAAAGACTATTTGTATTCTATTGGTTGGGTTCCTGATGAATGGAACGTAGAAAGAATTAATGGTAAGTTTGTTAACAAATCTCCTAAGCTAACTGAGTCTTCATTAGAACCCTTAGGTGAAGATGGTCTTATGCTTTCTGAGTATCTATCTATTCGTAACAGAAGATCAGTAGTAGAAGGATGGGTTGAACAAGTAGAACAAGGTGATGGTAGATTACATGGTAAGGTCTGGACAGTAGGGACACCTACATTCAGATGTCGTCATGAAGTAATCGCTAACTTACCTTCTGTTGGTTCTACCTATGGCGAAGAACTAAGATCACTACTTACATGTGAAGAAGGTATGTCTATTGTAGGTGCTGACTCAGCTGGTAATCAGATGAGGGGTCTATGCCATTACATTGGTAACGATGAGTTCACTAATGAAGTTATTAACGGAGACATACATCAACGTAATGCTGATGTGTTAGGGGTCTCTAGAAAGACAGCTAAACCTTTCTTGTATGCCTACTTATTTGGAGCAGGTGCAGGGAAGATTGGTTTAATATTAACAGGAAAGAGAGACACAAAAGTTGGACAAGCCGCAGATGAAAAATTCAAAGCATCAATTCCAGGATTGGGAGAACTCAAGAGCAAGCTTAATGCTCAGTACAATACCACTAGTAACCGTTTTGGTTCTGAGAGTGCTTATATTCGTGGTCTCGATGGTCGCCTTGTTTTCGTTGGTAGTGAGCATCAAACTCTTAACTACCTGCTTCAGACTGCTGAAGGCATTACCTGTAAAGCAGCTATGGTATACGCAAGAGACAAGATCAAGGAAGCAGGGATACATGCCTACCCGATTATACATTATCATGACGAAATGGCTTGGGTCTGTCAAGACAAAGATTCCGAAGCTGTAAGGCAGATATGTGTTGAATCATTTAGAGAAGCTCCTAAGTGGTTTGGTGTCACCTGTATGGATGGTGATGGTAAGATAGGTAAGAATTACGCTGAGGTACACTAATGAAAGCATTGATTGACGCTGATAGTATCATCTATACTATCGCCTTCGTAGAGAAGTCAAAGACTAGATGCAAGAAATCTTTTGATGATAAATTAAAAGATATTGTAAACACTTTAGAAGCTGATGTTGGCTTAGTTTATATTAAAGGTAAAGATAATTTTAGATACTTAGTAGATCCCGAATATAAGGGACATCGTAAACAAGCATTCGAAGAAGACGTTAAGGAACGTATCGATATGCTATACGAGTATGCCAATGAGCATGCCATTAAATCTAATGGTGGCGAGGCAGATGACTACGTATTCATAGGTGCTATGGATTGTCTTGATGAAGGAGAGTCCTATGTTGTTTGTTGTATTGATAAAGACTTACAACAGATTCCTGGAATGCAATATAACTACAGGACAGGTGCTCTTGTAGAGATATCTCCTGAGTTTGCTTATCGCTTTACTATGAAACAATTCCTTACAGGAGATGCCACAGATAATATCAAAGGCATAGCTAAGATAGGACCAAAGACAGCTGATAAGATCCTTGATCCAGTACCTATGGAACAACTATGGGATACTGTTATCAAGACTTGGGAAGAAAAGTTACCAAGAGATGAATGGAAAGAATCATTCGTTAAATGTGCTAACAATATTTATATTCGTAGGTCATTAGAAGATTTAAGACCTAAAACGTTTGAAGAACTAGAGGAAGATTTTAAATGGATTATGGACACTGGCTCTGGAGAGGAGATGATTTCAACGTCTCCGAGTACTGTGGATTCGTCTACATCGTTAGATGCACTCACCCCGATGAACGAAGACTTTACATCGGAAGAAAGTTCTTCCATATAAACTTTGGTAAGAAAAGAAGCCAACGAGAAGGTCCTTGGAGAAAGTATTTAACGAGTAGTAATAACGTTAAAGATGCTATCAAGAAATATGGGAAGGAATACTTTTCATTTGAGATAGTAGATCTCTACAAGACTAAAGCTGGTGTAGTAAATGCTGAAGTAGAATTACAATGGTACGCTAATGTACTACATACTGAATATGCTCCTGACTTAAGGGCTTATTGGAATGGTAATATAGGAGCTATTAAATTTATTTCTAAGGAAAAAGTAAATGGAACCGCAAGAGAGTTTATTCGACAAACATTTATTGAACACTTCGCTTTGGGTATGGAAGAAACAAAGCCAGCTCAAAGCTAAAATACGTAGAGCATTTATAAGAAAGAAGAAAGAGAAATATGAGTAGATGGTATCATACTAAATGTCCTAAATGCGAATCATCTGATGCATTTAGTTACAAAGATGGAGATGAGTTTGGCTACTGTTTCAGTTGCTGTAAGTCATCACCTATCAACCCAACATACATTAAAGAGGAATATAATTACGATATGCACTCACTAACAGACATTCAAGAATATGATACAAGAGGCTTTCAAGAGCGTGGTATTACTAAGGTAGTTGCTTCTCATTACGGAGTTAAAGTAAGCTATGCAGAAGATGGAACAATCAGTTCTCACTTCTACCCTTACACTAAGAAGGGTTCTATTGTAGCCTACAAAGAAAGAAAGTTACCTAAACAATTTGTTATTCATGGTGACTTTAAAGGTACAGAACTATTTGGTCAACACAATGCCAATGGCTCTCGTACTTTAATTATTACTGAGGGAGAACTAGATGCTATGGCTGTGTCACAAGCACAGTATGATAAGTATCAGAAGTTCTTTCCTGTTGTTGCTATGCCTAGTGCTTCTGCTACTAACATAGTATTAGAACAAAGAGAATGGATACGTTCATTCGATACCGTTATCCTTATGCTCGATAACGATGAGGTAGGTCAACAAGCAACTCAAAAGGTAGCTAAGATTATTGGCTTCGATAAGGTTAAGGTAGCACAATTACCTGAGAAAGATCCTTGTGATACTCTTATTAAGCATGGTACTGATGCTCTTATGCGTTGTCTATTTGATGCTAAAGAATTTTCACCTGTAGGAGTACTAAGAGGTGATGATATCTGGAATCACTTTAAAGAAATCCAGAACACAGTATCTTTACCATATCCACAATGTCTTAATGGTCTTAACACTAAACTTAAGGGTATGAGACTAGGTGAGATTGCTTTGTTTACTTCTGGTACAGGCTCAGGTAAGTCTACTGTCATTAAAGAAATTGTATTAGAGATACTAGATAAGACTACTGATATGGTAGGTATGGTATCACTAGAAGAATCTATTGGTGATACTGCTCAGAAGTTTATTGGTATGGCTCTTAATAAGAACCTTATGGATACAACTGCAACGGAAGAAGAACAGTACGAAGGCTTTAAGAAAGTCTTTGGTGATGAGCGTTTAGTATTACTTGATCACCAAGGTTCTGTAAGTGATGAGTCATTAGTTGATAAGATAGAACACCTAGCATTGATGGGTTGTAAGTATCTTATCCTTGATCACATCACTATTGCTGTATCTGAAGGTGCTAAGGGTAAAACAGGTAATGAAGCCGTTGACTCAGTCATGTCTGACCTACTTAAGATTACTAAGAAGCATAACATCTGGTTAGGTATTATCTCTCATCTACGTAAAGGTGAGAAGCCATTTGAAGAAGGTCACTTACCTTCTATCGATGATATCAAAGGCTCAGGCTCTATTAAACAAATCTCATTTGATATTATTGCTTTTGCTCGTAACATGGTTGCAGCAACAGACAATGAACGTAACACAATCAAACTAAGAGTTCTTAAATCACGATTCACTGGTCAGACAGGTGATTGTGGTTCTACTAAATATAATACCGATACAGGTAGATTATCAGATGTAGGGTTATTAGATTTTGATATTGCGTAAAATGTAAAATCATGTTATAATTTCAAACTCAACTTCGAAAGGTTAGAATGAATCCAGTCTCGTATTTATCAGAGAAGATAGGCAAGGTGATCCTAGACTCTGACAAGGCTTACAACAAGGGTGCTAAGATACTTAAGGCACATCCTAGTTGGGAGTCAGACATAGAAAGGTTTGTAGCAGAAGCTTGGGACTTAGTTCTGAACTACTGTTCTGCACCTGCAAGAGTAACCAAAGGAGGTTCTCTTAAGTCGTATGTTAAGCTAACTAATGTATCTATACAGATCGGTGTAGGGATATGCCGACAAATAGATATAGATGAAACAGACCCTGGAATTGCTCTGGGTATTGGTGACCTTATGCTTGAGGCATTCCTTCAAGATAGTCTCATCGATATCTTCAGAGAATACGATGGTCGTAAAGCTCCTTATGTAGTATCAGTAGTTAATCAACCACTCAATATCAAACCAGTTCTTAAGGGAACTGTATTTGGTAAGCCTAAACCTATTGAGGGTTTGGTTAGTCTTATTACTAAGGAACCCTATATTAAAGGATGGAACAACCGTAGACTCTTTAAAGACTACTTAGATAAACCATTCATTCAAGCTATGGAAGGCTTACGCCAACAAGCTTGGGAAATTAATACTAATGTATTAAGCACAATTAAGAAATACCGAAATGAATTTATTACAGAAACTATTGATGTAATAGATAAACATGGTGAGGTATTTAAATACAATATTCACTGGGAAGATGACCAACTACCTGTCAAGAAACAATTCTGGCATACCGATGGTACTAAATTCCTACGTAAGAAAGACCCTAGAGTACAAAGAGCTTTGTCTAAGCTATTTGAATTCGATCAGGTAATTAAAAAAGCAGACTACATCTTAGAATATAATGTACCATTCTATCAGGAAGTCTCTTGTGATTATCGTGGTCGTATCTACTATGCAGAATCCTTTATGGAGTTTCAAGGTAGTGACTTAGCTAGGGGTTTATATTTATTTAACGATAAAAAGGAACTTACAAATGAAGGGATCAATTGGCTTTACATTCATGCTGCTACTTGTTTCAATCAGTCTTATACTATTGATGAGTTGGCTCATATCTCCTGGACTACCACTGACTATATAAGCTATCTTAATGAAGAACAACTTGATACTATCTCTGTAGATAAGATGACATTAAAAGACAGGATAAACTGGACTATAGATCATCTAGATGAGATCCGATTAGCAGGTCTTCAAGGTCAAATGTTTATGGAAGCTGAAAAGCCTGTATCATATTATGCTTGTTGTGTAGAGATTGCTGAGTATCACCTAAGTAAACTAACAGGACAGCCTTATATGTCTGGTCTTCCTATACCTATTGATGGTAGTAATAATGGATGGCAGCACTTAGCCGCTATGTCTAAGGATAAACAAGCTGGAACATTGGTTAGTCTTGTTCCTACTCCTATCCAGAAAGACTTCTATGTAGCAGTAGCTAAAGAATTAATTGCATTACTACCTGAGTGGTTTGAAGAAAGACAGATACCTATGAAGCATATTCGTAAGGGTATTGCTAAACGAGGGTCAATGACAAGAGCTTATTCAGCAGGTAAAAAGAAAATACAGTCTAACATGTATGATGATTGTCACGTAGAGGGTTATACAAGCAAGTATAATATTACAGAAGAAGATACTGATCTACTAGCAGGTGGTCTTATAAAGGCTATCAATGCTGTCTGCTCAGGTCCTTTAAAGACAACTAAATACTTACAGAAGATTGCTGAACATGAGCTTAACTCTGGAGAACAAGGAATAGAATGGGTTACTCCTTCAGGATTCCCTGTTAAATATAAGGTATATCTACAGCATGAAAGACGTTACCAAGGCACTATCAAGGGTGTCAACAATAATAAATCTATTTCCCACGTTGTTAAGGTGGATGTACGCAACAGAGAGACTAACGAAAAGGTTCCATGTCGTAGATCTTTTGCTTCTGGTATCAGCCCTAATGTGGTACACAGCTATGATGCTGCTCATATGGCAAACGTTATCAGGGAGTTTAATGGAAGCTTCGGTGCTGTTCATGACTCTTTTAGTACACATGCTAATGATGTGGATCGCTTACAAGTAATAACTAAAGAGCAATTCATAGCTCAGTATGACACAGAGAATTTCTTTGATGTCTTACAAAATAATTTAATGAAACATAAAGATACATTCAAATATACACAGCCTGTCTTAGGAGACTTAGATGTGTCGGATGTAATCAACTCTCAATACTTCTTCTGTTAAGGAAAAATAATAATAATGAATCAATATCAAGAATTTATCGCTAAGTCCCGCTATGCACGCTACCTACCTGAACAATCTCGCAGAGAAAACTGGGATGAAACATCCGATAGATGGGTTGACTTCTTCAAACAGGAATTGATAGGTAAGATTGACGTCAAAGATCCTATCTGGGATATATTAAACGACAGTATTACTAATCTTAAGGTACTACCTTCAATGCGTAGTGTCATGACTGCTGGTGAAGCTCTACGTAGGACTCATGTGGCAGCTTACAATTGCTCTTACCTACCTATCGATAGCTCACGTTCATTCGATGAAGCTATGTATATTCTTTTGTGTGGTACTGGTGTAGGCTTCTCTTGCGAAGAGAAATACACTAATCAATTACAGACAGTACCTGAGTTGGTTATCTCAGACAAGATTATTCTTGTTGAAGACTCTAAAGAAGGATGGTGTAAAGCCTTCCGTTTATTAATTGCTCGCTTATATGCAGGTATTATACCTACATGGGATGTATCTTTAGTAAGACCAGCTGGTGCTCCACTAAAAACATTTGGTGGTAGAGCTTCTGGTCCTGCTCCTTTGGTTTCTTTATTTGATTACACAGTAAACAAGTTTAAGAACGCTCAAGGTCGTAAGCTATCTCCTATCGAATGCCATGATATCATGTGTAAGATTGGTGAGGTAGTTGTTGTTGGTGGTGTACGTCGATCAGCTATGATTAGCTTAGGTGACTTAGGTTCTTATGACCATGCTACTGCTAAGGCAGGTGCTTGGTGGGAGAATCATGGTGAGAGGGCATTAGCTAATAACTCAGCTATTTACACACATAAGCCTTCTATTGGTGAGTTCATGAAGGAATGGTTAGACATTTATAACTCTCATTCAGGTGAGCGAGGTATCTTTAACCGTGAAGCATCACAAAAACAAGCTGCTAAGTTTGGTTTCCGTGAACACAATGTAGACTACGGTACTAATCCTTGTTCAGAGATTATCCTGAAGCCATACCAGTTCTGTAACTTATCTACTGTAATTGTAGAACCAACAGACAGTATCGAAACACTAACTCGCAAGGTAGAGCTAGCTACTATCATGGGTACATTCCAGTCTACGCTTACTACCTTCCCTTATCTCCGTGATATATGGAAGACAAACACTCAGTCAGAAAGACTACTAGGTGTGTCTATGACAGGCATCTTGGATAACCCATTACTACGTGGTGAAGGTGTTAATCTAGAATTACTATTGTCAGGACTACGAGAGGTAGCCCGTAAGACCAACAAAGAGTGGGCTGATAGGTTGGGTATTTCAGCTTCAGCGGCTATCACCTGTGTTAAACCTGAGGGTACTGTGAGTCAGCTTACACAGACATCTTCTGGTATTCATGCTGGTCATGCTCCTTATTATATTCGTCGTGTAAGACAGGATATTAAAGACCCACTAACACAATTCCTTATTAATCAAGGAGTTCCTAATGAGGCTTGCTTCATGAAGCCTGATCAGACAGTTATCTTTTCTTTCCCACAGAAGGCAGAAGGATTTACTCGTAAGGATTTAACTGCTCTTCAACACTTAGATATCTGGTTAGCTTATCAGAGACATTGGTGTGAGCATAAGCCCTCAGTAAC